TCTGTTCTCTAATTTTACCTATCTCTTTAAATACTAAAGTTAAATCTGTAGGTTTGATTTGTTCTTCTACTTTATTAATTCTATCAATTAAATCTACTTTGTATTCATTGGCGTATAGTAAAACCTCATCAAATTGTTGTGTTAACTCTTTATCTTTTTGTTTTAAAGAAGTTAAATTAACTACTGGTTTTTTTTCTATTGCATCGAGGCGTGAATTAAACTGGCCCCAGGTATAGAAGCCCCCACCGATTGCGCCTATAACACCTATTAGTGCGGCGTATGTTGATAATTTTTCTATGATTTTCATTGGCTTTTTAATATTTTTAATTCTAACATAATTGCTGCTTTTTGTCCAGACAATAAATCTAATTTTTGTATCCTTTTTTCTATAGGATCAGAGCCTGTATATTCAGCTAAAGAGGCCCCTACATATATCTCCATAGAATAAGCGCCTAAATCAACCTGTGTATTGAATAAACCTAGATTGCCTTCATATATAGCTTTAGATTTATAAAAGTCCTGGTCAACATAAGCGCTTAAACCTTCATTATTTTTAAAAAATAATTCTTCTTTTGTGAGATTCTTGGTATTTTGTTTTACTATTTTAGCTATTTGTTTAGCTACATTCTTTAAATTCTTGTTAACTTTGCTCTCTATTGTTGCAACATTTGTAGCAATCCCGTCTTTGGAGTCCACTTCTCTGTCTTCCTGTTGTACGATTTCTTGCTCTCCATCCTCTTCTGACTGTACTTCGGGTTCATCAGATTCTGTGCTATCGGATTCCTTTTCTTTAGATTCGTCTTGTGGCTCTTCGGGTTCTGGTTCATTTTTTGCTACGTTATTTTCTTGTTCAGTTTCTGAAGCTGGTTCCTCCATCTGTTCTGGCTCCATTGCCTCTGTCTCATTCTCAGCAATCTCTGATACGCTTTCTTCGTTTGCTGGTAACTCATCCATTGGCTCGTCAATCTCTTCAAAAGATTCTTCAGTAAGTTCATCATTAAACTCCTCCTCAGCTATCTCTTCAAAAAACTCCTGCTCAGTCATGCCTTCTTCTTCTAGAAATGCCTCAAATTCTTCAGCCATTCCAGATTCTTCTAAGAAAGCGGTAAACTCTTCTTCAAACTCCTCCTCAAATATTTCTTCTATTATTTCAACATCACCATAATCTTCTTCAAAAAAATCATCTGGTGGTGCCATATCAAAGTCAGTTTCTTCAAAGAACTCAAAACCTGGTTCTTCAAATTCAATAACTTCAAACTCCTCAAAGTCCTCAATAACTACTGTATTAAATTCATTATCAAAGTCTTCAAACTCTATTTCCATATCGTATTCATCAAACTCTTCAAAGTCCTCAAAATCATCTATGTAATTATCTTCTATTATAACATAATCATCCTGCCAAGACCAGTCATCTTCGGGCATATATTCCCAAGAATCGTCATACCAATCTTCCTCTTCTATTGGAGGTAACTTAGTATCTATATCGTCTATAATATCCTGAGTGTCTTCATCTATAGGTACATACCCTTGATTAGTGTAAGTCATTTTTAAAGATGATCCTAATAAATTAGGCCCCCCTCTTATCGATGAGGTAGAATTGCCATCTGTTCCCGTCCAAGACCAATCAACTTTATTAGCTCCTACACCATTGTAAATTATAGTGTCATTGTATTGTCCACATCCTGTGGTTATGCCAGACGAATTAGATCCTGGATAACCATTACAGTTACCTTGGAATCCATCTGGATTATTTCTTGTTTGAGAAGATGTACTTAAAAGGTTACCAAGACTATCTTTTAATTCAATAGTAGTTGTATGTGAATCGGCATTGCCTTTTTTACCTTCGCAATTACCAGGGACACTGTCACAGTTGGCAACATCAATATAGCTATTCAATGTTATTCCATTGTCAACCATTGACTGTGTTATAACATCGCTTGTTAAATCTATATCATTAACAGATAATTTTGCTGTACCAGTTACTTCAAAGTCTCCACCATTATCATGTTTGTATCCGCAGTTTGATTGACCTGCATCACAAGTAACAGTAAAACCGTCCATTGTGGAACCACTAGAAACATAACCACTACCGCCACTGTTTATTATATCAGTAGATGTAGAGTTCCAATCTTGGCCACTACCATTGTTAGGAAGTAGATTGCCTGTAGTTGTTTCTATTCCGTAAACGGAACTACTAATCAGTAATAATAATGTTATTAAGCGGAACATTGTATAAACCTTCCATTGATTTTGTTAATTGGGAATTTAAAAACCAACAAAAACAAAATGTTACTACAACCGCTATAAGTATACTTTTTATCATTCGCCGTGTACGTTAATTATTCTTTGTTCCTGGGTTTCTAAATCAGTTTCAACTATTGTTTGTTTTAACCTCAGTTCTTCTGCCGCTTTTTCTTCAGCTAATATTCTTTGACGTTCAGCTTCTTCTTGTTCCACAATAGCTTGATCAATTTTAGCTTGTTCAATAGCCGCTAATTCAGCATCTATCTGAGATCTAGTTTCTAACTTAGATACATAAGCTTGATAGTCTGGTCTTTCAACATCATACTTTTCCCATTGGGCAATAGCTTCTTTACCAATCTTACCTTCAAACGGACAAGGAGTTCCTGCCATAAGCATGGCTTCAAAAACTCGCTCATCTTGACACAAAATTGACACAGCCGCAACCTTCATGCCGTAGTCAAAAAGCACCTTAGATAATTTTATGCGTTCACAGTTTAAATCTCTGACATGTTTGCCCCCCGAAATACCTAAACCTAATGTAGATACGGAGCCACTAATACCCATAGAACATACATCTTGACTCATTGCTGAGTAAGAGGGGGCATTTGCCGACCCTACAGGTATGTCTGAGCCAGTAGTTGAATTGGTGGTACTGTTTGTTGTGGTAGTAGTATTTGTTTGACCATCATTGTTGTTTGTTGTAGTGGCTGTATACCCACCTGTAATTTGTGTGTTACTTCCTGAAGTATTTGTTTGGTCATTATCATCATTTGTAGAATCACCCCACGCAGGCACAGAACTTACAGTTAATATAAAAGTTAACAAAACTGTTAATAGTAAATTATTTTTTATTATTTTTTTCATTATTCCTCTATAATTTTGTATATTTTAAGGTTGCCCTCAAAGTCTGGTCTTAGTTCCGCTTTGACTTGAGTACACTCATAACGAATAACATTTGATCTGTTATCTGATAAATTTCTCTCTGCTTCTCTTTTTGATTTAAGACACTTGGATAAACCATCTGTCATCATGTGTCCATCAAGTGAACCATTAACAAACATAACCATAGCAAAGACTGTTTCAATGACCATTTTTATTCTCCCTTACTTTATCTTTTAATTTTTCTACATCTGTTTGTAGCTTTAACACTTGGTCTTTTAAAAAATTTATATTTACAGTGTTGGACATCATGGATTCCATTTCAGATTGTAACTTTTCTTGAGTAGAGGAAATAAATTCCACCAACATAAATAATTCATTTATTTGAGGTGAAACCATATCACCTTTAGGAACACCAATAATAAATTCATTAGCTGCTGTTAAATCTTTTTCTGTTAGAACTAATGCAGTTTCTACTTGTGTTAGTCTAGCTATAACTCCAAAGTATGCCCACGTTCCTACGGCAACCAGTGTAATTAAACTGGCAACCGTTTTAAGTGGCATCTGTACATTAGTGCTTTCAGATACTTTCATTATTTTTTAACCAAGCTTCCACCAAAGTATAACCCAATTATAGCTGACATCAAGTGTGTGTCTAATGGTGTAATAATTAATCCATTAAATGATTTATCCATAACCAGTTCTTTGCTTTCGATTAAGAATAAAAACCCTCTAGTAAATTCAGTCCATGTTAATATAACTGTTGTATCAAAAAACACAGGAGCAACTTTAGGCCATACAATAATGGATGCCACAGCTGATAATGCTATGATTCTTCTAGTCCATTGAAAGCCTTTGTTCTCGTATGTACGTGCATCGTTAATGTGTTTCATTTGGTTATTAGCTCTTGCCAATAACATCTTTTGTTCATCTTGTTTTGCTTTGATACTCTGGCCCCAAATGGACATTACTCCACCGAGAACACTAGAGCCTAGCATTGTAATCATTTCTACTGGTAATCCACCTAACATATTTGTACCTCCACTATTATTAGTTAAATCAGTTACTTCTTTTATTGTCTCCTGGAATACCCATCCAGAAAGAATTGCAATTAACCATTCCATTCATTAAAAATATTCTTCATCAATTTTAATGGCTAAATCCCCACGATTGCCATAATCAGTTTCCATCTTTCCTTTTTCAAAAATGGTATTAAAATCTTTTGCTATTTCAGATGAATTTTCTTTTTTAAAAGACTCTTGTAATTTTTTAACATTACCACCACCTAATATAGGTGCGTCTCTCTCGCCATCAAAATAAGTTATCTGACCTTTTGATACGTTGTCCATAAAATCTATTTGTGATTGCATGGAATCAGTTAAATCATTTTCTTCTAAATATTTATTATAATACGGCATCATTCCGCCAGGGTCAAATTGAAATAAACCATAACCTGGCCCTTCATCTTCTTGTTGTTCGTAATCAAAAGTACCACCTGTTTCTAATTCTATATTAGCTAAAATACCAGATATGGCATTATTACTATAGCCTTTGTCTTTTAACATATTTATAATTTCTTGCTGAGGAGTACTTGTTGAAAAACCTAAAATGTCAGATATTTTTTTTAGTAATCCTATACCTTGATCTTTAATATCCACCATCCCAAAGTCTTTCTGTTTCTGATTCAGTTTCAATTTCAATGTCATGCTCACAGTTAGCACAGTCGCAAGAACTGCAACTACCACCATTCGAGCAATGACATGCATGTTCACAATTTTTACAGTTGCTAACTGTCATAACCCATATCCTGCATTCCTGGAATAGCAAAAGATTCAAAAGGTAAACAGTGTGCATCTATTACTGTCGTATTTTTGTAACTCTCTGGTTGCATTTCATAAAAGTTAAGAAAGTCTACTTGTGCTTGTACGCACATACCTTCATTCGGATACACAAATGCTTGTGTTCTAACCGATGGCCATCCAGGTGATGACATAAAAGCAACAAGTAACCAAATCTTAATCATTATTATTTCTTTGTTTTCTTCTTCATTTTAGCGGCAGTAATAATATCGCCTCTAGTTATTTTTTTAGGATCGCCAAACATAGCGGCTAGCTTTCCTTTCTTGCTTGTTGCACGATTAAATAATGAAGGATTACTTTTCCTAATCTCAGCGGCAGTTTTCTTTTTAGTTGTGCTTGCACCTGCTGAAAATGGATTAGGTTTGCTACCTTTTCCTTGTCTTGGCATTTTCTTTTTAGGTGGTCTTCCTTTTTTACTTCCGTATGTTCCCATTCCTTGTGGCATAAGTTATCCTTTCTTTGTTGCTGCTGTTTTTCTAGCTCTCTCGCGTACGTTCGCTCTGTGTGCGTCCGTTTTCTTTTTCTTTTTTACTTTGCCTCTTTCCTTATTTTCTTTAAATTTTTTTGCAATAAATTTAGCTGCGGTCATTGTTTGTCCTGGTACAGTTAAATTAGATGCTGCTTTGGCAATTTTTTTTACTTTAGATTTAATCCCATTTTTTTCTTTTTTTGGTTTTTTTTCGTTAGCCATTTTTTTCTCCGTTGTTTTTGTTAGCTGACTTCTTGTTATCGTCATCTTTTGGTTCCTCTACTTTTACGGCGTCTCCGCCAATCTTTACTTTACCCATCTGAAAATCTACAGGTGGGGTCATTTTGTCATTTTCCATGAGTTCCTCCGTTGCTACTATTATAGCAGACAAAGGGGGCACATACAAGACCTGCCCCCCTCGAATCAGCTTTTAGGATGCCCACTGTAGCCACTCTTTCTTTGGTACCTTTGGTACGCCTTGTTCGGCGATTACAGGCACTTGGAAAGTCACCCCGTACTGAGGATGTGTGAACCATAAAGCTTGTTTTGGTATCTCAAAAGCGAATCTATTACCCATCGCGTACTCATCATAGCCTTTGAGTGAGCCATTTACAATAGCTCCTTTGATCGAAATATACTGATGGTAATGCCCCATAATAACCATATCAATGGATTTATTAAGGTTAGCGTATTCTGATCTTACCTTTTGGACTCCACGCGCTATAGGGCCTAACATCCCCACGATACCAGTACCACCTCTTACACCGAGTCTGTCTCCGTGTGTAAGTAAGTAGCTAGTATTATATACTTTATAGTACGTATCAAATCCAACAGGAATTTGAAATTGGACTCTATCATCTTTAGCCGCAATATAATGTTTCTCTAACATATTATACAGCAACCAATCAAAACTTAAATGAGCCGCTTCTTTGTTTCTGTACTGTTGATACATACGAGAGTGATTGCCGTATGCAGTAGGCACAAAAACTTTACCGAACTTATCGGTCAGTGCATTGATTGCCCAGACTAACTGGTCAAATAATTCCAACACATGATCTATAGAAGTTCCGTCGTTTGTTTCTGTTAGTTCATCATGAATAGTACCAGACATCATATCACCACCAAGAGCCAAGACAATGCCTGGGTACTTAGGATTTACCATATGATTCTGACACAAATCAACAGCTGTTTCTACAGTTGACTTTAATCGCAACTGCGAAATCTTTTTGTCAAACTTATTCAGATTATTTACAGCGTCGGGTTTAACTACTTCACCATAGTGAAAATCACTTAGGAATAAAGTAGGAACACCTGGCGCCCCCTTTGCGGGTGATGATTTAATCAACCACTTGGGTGGTTTTGCATTGTAGTTACCTAACTCAAATACATGTTTGCGTATAT